CACCAGTTAGGCATGTCTGCACCTTCAATCATGCTGCTTCAATATCAACCACTTCACATACACCTGCCGTACATGCTAACTCACGACCACCAGATGTAGTATCTTCTTTCTCGTAGTCTTGTAGACATGCCCAGTCAATCGCCTTTGGCATACGCTCTAGCATCTCACCATATTCTTCAACGGTACAATCTTGGTAGGGTGCTTGCTTGTACGTATGCTCACTGAATGGCAGGAAGCTGATACCTGATACTTCATCAAAATGATTATACACCCATGCTCCTACTTCCATCCACTCATGTTCTTTGACGGAGATGGTAACAGACGGCTTGTGTTCACACCAGTGACGCTGATACAGTAACCATAGTTCAAGTTGCTCAATAGCAGACATGTCGAACCGTGTCACGGCACTATGTGGTGACTTCATCGGGAAGCTGAACACTGTTGTGCTATCAGGCTTCATTACGTCAGGCTCTGCAGGAATACCCTCAGAGATAAGGAACTGCGTAATCGGGTCTTTGTTGTCACCACGCACGGTACGAATGTAGTATGGATTGTGACGGGCATGAATACCTGACGCGCTATTAACAAGCTGTGAGACAGTGCCAGATGGCTTCACGCAGGTTATGGCTGCTGACTGTGAGATGCCAAGCTGTTCAGCCATAGCTGCATTGGTGTTAATAGCCTGTTCCTTTAGTGCATTAAGCGTAGCACTAATATTCATGCCAAGATGCGCCGACTTGCCTGACATCATGGCGTTATCCATGATGCCTGTTAAAGACACACCCAATAGCCTCTCTTCCATTGTATTCTTTTTCCACACATTACGTAAGTATTTAAATTCTGTCAGTGTAGATTGGAACGTGCCTAAGATGGTAGCTAGGCGAACCTTTTCCGTCAGTGACTGTTGTGTGTCAGATGAACGCACCACAACCTCTGACAAATTGCAGAACTGATACGGGCGCAGGATGATTTCACTACAGGGGTTGCAGCCAAACTCCTGTTCTGCATCACGCCTACCATTTAGTGATGCCTGTTTTTTAGCTGCCTGCCTGTTGAAGATACCACGCTCACCTGACTTACTCTCATACAAAGCTAACCACTCACGCATAAAAGTATCCATGTCAGGTTTGAACTTGTAGGACACGCTGTTGTTTGCAAGCGCACGTTGTCCCTCGTTCTCCCACCACTGTCCCGACTTAGCGTGGCGCATCTGCGTATCACCTAAGTTAGACAGGCTGATGAGTGCGCTACGTCGTACCCCACCTACGACTACAACCTCACCAATCTTACACATGATATCGTGACACTCTAGTGGGTAGAGCCTACGACCTGCAGCGTTTGTAATCTTGTCAATAACAAACTGGAACAACTCTTCAAGAGGAGCAGGGCCAGATGCACGACCACCAAAAGTCTTTAGTCTTGCGCCAGCCGGTCTTACCCCTGACACGTCCCATTTTGGAATCTGCCCTGCGTATAACATAGCAATCAACTCACGCAACGCCCTTGCCCATCCAGAACGACTGTCCGCTACTTTAATTGTTGTATGGGTATGCTCAAAGTGTTCGTTAATGATAGGCAGCTTATCTACGTTCTCACGTTCTACAGAGAAGCCTACGCCTGTGCCACACATAAGTATGTACATAGTTTCATCAAAGGCTTTAGTGTCATCCACAGGCACGTAAGAGCAGTTGTAGCCGCCAACATGGCAACGGTCCAGTGCAGGACCGGCAGTCATCAATGCTCTCATGCTTGGCATGATATCTTGATTAAGCACAGCCTCTTCAAGTTCTGCACGTAGTTCATCTGGCAAAGCATAGTTATAGTTTTGCCCAAGGTGATTTTCCATGTAGTCAAAGTATCTTTCGACTGTTTCACTCCAAGTCTCACGACGCTGTTCGTCTTCTTTCCAACGAGCATATCGGGAAAGGGCAATAAAGTTCTGATAGTCTGTAGGTAGATAGTTGTTCATCTCGTCACTCCGTCAGTGTTTTAACATGTCTAATTTCAGCACCGTCTACATCATAGAAGTATTCACGAATGCCGTCTTCAATCTCCGTGCCAACGTCCTCGTCGGCAGGAACAGGATACTCGTCAGGGTCAATGTCGATTGTTAGGTAGACTTTAACTCTCATCGTAGCAGCCTTCTACTTCCTCTATCAGCTTATCCAGATACCACTGCGCTTTCTTGAGGTCTTCTGTACCGTTCTTGTAGCGGTAACGCCACAGGTATTTCATAATGTTGCCCTGCAGGTAATATTCGTAACCATCTCCTGTGGCAGCACGGATGGCGTCAATACACTCTATCCCCGCCTTGTTATAGTGCGGGGGACTGTTGACCATATCTTTCATAGCAGCCCCTGCCTCGTCTGCTTTCAAAGCAGCTTGCTTCATAAACTCTTCGTGTCGCATTATGCATTCCCCTTTGTCTTACTGCCAAAGTTAAGGTGTACCACGTTACCATCTTCTTTAGTAATGATTACCTCATCATCATCCATCATATCGTCATCATTGTCAACTACTTCCATGACATAAGTATGAACGAGATTACGAAGGGTTTCGTCTTGCTCCATTATAGGCACAGTAGAGCATACCATCTTGCAAAAATGCATGACTTGATTATATCCCTCATCATTAAGCGGGTTGTCCGCTTGAGAAATAATAGAGATGTCTATCTCGCCTGTCCATTCTCCGTCTTCTTTTACGCTTGGTCTAACACGGATTATAAAATCCTCATCTTCAAACGACATGTGTTCCATAGCTATCTCCTTTTTACTTTGCTTCCACTGAACTTGATGAACTTCGGGTGCTTGTTCTTGCCTTTCTCTTTCAACCAATCTTCCGGTATTATGCGGTCATAATACTTGAACCCATATTTGATACACCACTCTGCATAAGTGGACTTGGCACCCTTACGTAGTTTACGTCTACTATTCTCAAATACAAAGCGGATGTCAAGCTGGGGATGCTGCTTCTTAACTGCAAGATGCTTTCTCCTGTCTGCTGCTGTAAACATGCCCTTCGTTTCGATAATAATACCATTGCACAGCACGAAGTCTGGTGTATAGGTGCGGTACGCAAGGTCTTCCCATTCTATCTTTAACTTCTCATAGTCGTATTTTACTTTGAGTTCGTCAAGATAAATAGATACCTTGTGTTCTAACCCACTCCTGTAACCATACTTTCGTGCTGCGCGAAATGCTGCGTGACTAGGCACTAGAAGTGACGCCCTCTCCAAAAGTCCATCGGGTCACGATACCCAATCGCTTTTAGTTCTTCACGCAACACCTTATCTGCCTCATTACGTGCTTCTATCGCGGCACGTACACCGGCAGTTTTGCGTTGACGATATTCCTGTCTTAGTTCCGATAGATGTTTTTCTGTGGCCTTGATTTCATCTAGCAAGGAATCTAGTTCTTCACTCATTACTGATACTCCTTTGTTAACGATACATATGCAACCATCTTTGGTTGCTTTGCTTGTGACATCACAGCAGGACGCTCCTGTAGATTAGGCCAACAAGAAAATCTGTAGCGACAGAAACCACACTCAGTGCCAAGCACTGTGTTGCCTGTTTCCTTGCCACGAAACTTCTCTGGCACTGCATCAAAGCAACGCTCAAACCTGTTTTCTTCCAGAGTGTCTGCTGTCTGTTGAATATGGTCTATCTCTTTGTCGATGTCAATACCTGTGGCTGGCACATATTTAAACTCACCATTGGCTTTGTTTACTACCCACCATCCACCGGCCCGTTTGTCTGCTGCCTTCGCATAGCCAGCAAGCTGTGCTACATACCCGAAAGCATCACTCTGTCTAAGAGTGTCGAAGGATTCAAACTTGTTTGTATAAGACCAATTAGAAGCGGACTTAATATCATCAACAGCATCATCAACAACAATATCATAAGTGCCGTCGATGGATGTGTCATCGTCAAGTTCAAGAGTAACCTTTTTGTCGTCTTCATACTGGACTCCTGCTTCTTTCAATAGACCCTTGAAAACAGCTTCAACGATGTCTCCAATCATCATGTTCATTACGAATGTAGTTGGAAGGGGCAATGCCTTCTCTGGTTCGTTCTTCTCAAACCAAAGCTGGCAAGTCGGCCTACCTACGTTTGACATACGTAGACCAAACTCACCTCGCTTGTTGCCCCCACCAAACTGACGTGCAAGTGCGCACTTTACATCCTGTGCTACTTGCTGGATAGTCTCCACCGACATGGTGGACTTACCACTAGCAGCATTCTCCATGTATTGGTGCAACGCCAGTTCAGCAGGGTGGTTCATTAGGCTACTTCCTCTTCTACTTCGATGTCTACAACACCATCAACAATCATCTCATCGTCTTCATCGTCATGCTGACTAGCTTTTTCAGACCACGCATTGATGATGTATTCGTTGTAGTTGTTTACCCACAGCATGAAGTCACCAAACATGCCCTGTTCCTTATCGGTCAGTTCAAGTGTCTTAGTAACGTCAAGCGACACGATAGGCAGATAGAACACTGCACCAGTAGGAATCTTGCGCTCCTCTGTATTGGCAGTGATAACATGCTGCACAGGTAGTCGCTTCATCTTGGCAAGCTGTGTAAACGCACCACCTACATTCTTGAAGGCGTCACGATTATCGACTTCCCAGATAAAAGCAG